CTGTGCCTCCTGTGCGCTCTGAGCAGCTGCTACAGCACTCGAAGCTGAATCTTGAGCCCTAGCAACAGCAGTGGTGGCGGACACCTGAGCAGCGTTTCTGTACCCCTGAGCGGCACTGGCGAACGCCAAAGCGTCGTCCCTAGCAGTTACAGCAGCGGACACATCAGCAGCAAAGCGTGTATCAACGTAGAGCTTATTGGCACCATCAGTGTCATCAACAGGATCATCTACGTTAACAAGTCTTCGGTTGAGTGCATCAAAGTTCCCATTAGGGTCAGCTTGGATAACATTCTGAATATTATCATTAGCTTCTTCAGCAATATGGATTGCCTGTAAAGCAGATATATCAAGGTCATTAGCAACCAAGATAGAAGCATCTCTAAACTCTACCAAGCGGTTCTTAGATGTCACCCTTTGGATAAACACAATGGAACCACTAGGAGGAATAGAAGGGATTAAAATAGTACGATCCCCGGAGAAGATGTAGTCAGCCTCAACCTCCAACAGGGTACCATCAAGGTACACCTGTACGAACTCCTTTGAAAGATAATCAAAGGTAATCTGGAAGTTGTCTGTACTACCATCTCCCGTGTAATAAACATAGGAATTAACCATATATAAAGTTCCTCTATGTATGGAGGTTAAGTGGGTACCATGATAGATACCCACTATGGATTACTTAAGGGCAGATTTATGCTGCTCCTTAGCAAAGTTAATGATATGAGCCATGAAGAGTGGATCATTAGGCATAAGTGTATTCTTAATAGAGTTCCACATATATTCAGCCTGTTGTTCTTTCTCTTTTGGAGTAAGGTTCTTTAGGCCCACAGCGGACCCACTAAGGTTATAGGCAGAGGTTCCAAGGTTAACAGCATCCTGTAGATAGCCAACACTAGGAACATAACCAGCGGCCTTATCCATAAGACGGACAGGTTTGGATGCACCTTCATCATTCTGTCTAAGCATACGATCTTCACTCACTGAAGTCTTAGCAGCATCAGAGGTGAGCCCAAGGGCACCAGTAACAAGGGACAAACCAGCAAGCCTAGAGTTACGATCATACAGACCCTTAACAGCAGCATGATACAAGAAGTCTGGGTCAGTGAAGTTATCCCAAGACATCTCATCAACACCATACTGTCTTTGAAGGTACTTCTTACGCTTCTCTGGGTCACTAATAGCGTTCGCCCTAAGGTGAGTGATACCTATTGTCTGAAGGGTCTGTAAGGCAGAGTCAATGAAGTACTCATGGACAAAGTCTTTATCACCCTCATAAGCGTACCTGTTACCAGCCTTTAGGATTCTCTTATTGATAGACTTTAATGCAAACGATTTGAACTGCATAAGATAACCAATCATGGATGAGTTATTACCACCCTTCCATAACAATAATGATCCTGGGGTTTCCCTCTGAATCACCTCATTAGCAACATACTCACCAATGATGTGTACATAGTGTTTGAACTTAGGAGTAACATGTTCAATGTAATCATCAGATATACGAGGGCTACCTTTCTCATCCATATATGTACACTTCTTAAGAACATCCATGGTATGCTCAAGGTCTTCCTTAGGAATGCCAAGGCGTCTAAGATGTTTGTCAGTGAAGAAGCCTTTAGGGTTAATATCACCTTTATGGACAAACCTTGTCATTTCTGCTAGTAGTTCTTGTCTAGCAGAGGACACAATGGTATTCTGTGAGTGATACATAAACTGTGTAAGTGGTGAGTTATTGGCCAACCACTTAGAGCCTGTTACAAGGGAAGCAGCAAGTTTATTATTATATCTCTCAAGGTTCTTCTCATACTCTCTAGGGAGGAACATGGTTTCGCCTATGTCCTTATGGAATACCATATTCTCAAGCATCCTCAGTTCTTCCACAGTGTTCTTTCCAGAGGAGAGGTTCTTAAGGAACTTACCCACACCCGGAAGGTTCTTAAAGAAGAAGGATGCACCATAAGCTCTTACACCTGCGGCAACCTCAAAGTAGTTCATAACACCAAAGGCAGCGTTCTTGGTGAACAGTCCCATGTTAGCAGCGGTATCAAACATACCCTCAATGAAACTCTTTGTAGCCCTAGCTCCTGATCTTGACACACCAGACACGGGAAGCCCATAGGCCTGATACACCATCATACGCATAGCTCTCTGCTCACGCTCAGTATTCTTATTCCTTTGTTGGATACTAAGAGCAGCTTCATTATATCTATCCTTCAAGAACTGGAACCCATCAGGGGAACCAGTAGTGTTCAACACAGACAAGTCACCAGACACCCGGTTCATATAACCATCATAGAGGTCCATCATCTTATTATCAAGGACATCACTAACAGAGAAGTTACTTCCCTTACCTTTGTAGAAGTGATCCCAAGGCATACGCTGTTCGTAAGGATTCATGTCGTCAAAGCCACCATTGGTATCCCAGAAGTTCCTTTGATCCATCCTCTGATTGAGGTATCCATAGGCGGACTTCTGTGCGCGCTCCATAAGTTCTTCACTATACACCTTGTTAGGAATATCCTCTTTAAGGCCCATCCTGTCAAGCTCTACTTGGGTCTTATCAAGCTTTTCCTGACGCGACTTCATCTTTCGACGAATAGCAGTCCTTTCAGCCTTCATCTGTTTAATCATCTCAGGTGTAAGGCCATCAACCTCATCAAGTCCTTTGATGGTTGCAGAGGTATCAAACACTTGGTTCGGTACCTGTTTAATAGCAGGGGTCACTTTAGCACCCCAACCAAGGCGTAAGGAGGAGCTTGATATATTCTTTGTTGTTCCCCTCATAAGTTTTTCAGTAGAGGCAAATAAGTCATCAAGTAATGTTAGTTCATGATTACCTATTCCAAACAGCTTCTGCAAACCCTTCATTATCCTGGTAAACACGTTTTGACCAGTCTTAGGAGACTTCAATCCCTTTAACTGTGTGTAGAAAGCAGGGTTTGTTAAGCCTTCGGATATGAACTCATGAAGGTTTGTAAATCCATATATAGAGGATGTACTAACACCTTGTGATTGTAACTGAGATTGTGCCTCAAGGAATGTATCAAACAGTTCTGAATTAGCTTCTCTTTGAAGTGTAGTACCACGACCCATCTCAACTTCCCTAAGACGACGAGAGGTTACTGCATGTAACACCTCATGGAGCACGATATGTGGATCATTATGTGCTCTGTTGGGAAGGTGAATGTCATTGGTTACAGCCCAATAGAATCCACCAAGGTTAGGTGTAACAAAGTCTCTATCATATACACTAATCTCCATATTAGGATCAATGATACGATGGAGAAGATCAGCCACGCCCTGTTGTCTATCTGATAAAGACCCGCTATCCATCATCTTCTTAAGGTAGTTTTGAATAGACTCTCTTACAACAACCTTGTGATTTGGTGTGATCTCATCGCTAAGTGTTGAGTAGTTTTCACCAATGTAATCCTTTACAACTGTATCGCTCGGAGTAACATTAGCTGGGTCAACAACAGGCTCTTTAAGTTGTCTAGATATATCAGCATCCTGTCTGGCAAGATCAGTGATCTCCTTTGAGGTATCCTTCCACTGCTTATCCAGCTTATCCCACTTCTCCTCCATCACTTGAATAGGAGTCTTGTAGTTAGGGTCTTTAGCAGCCATCTCCATCCAAGCAGTATCGATGATATCTTTAAACTCAGAGAACCTATCTTTATTGGATATAACACCTTCCCAGAGGTTATTAGCCATATCTTCTCTAAGTTCCTCAATAGCAAGCTCACGATGCTTACCAATGGTGTCAATAAGGTTCTCTACCTTCTCACCATCAGAGCGCACAGGGATATACATACCGTCATCCCCAATGAGCCTACCAGCACGGTCAGATAGAAGACTAGGAAGGTTCTTCTTACCAGATATAAGCTCAGGATTCTTAAGGTACCCCTCCATCATCTGCATACTCTCTTTGTATACCATAGCGGCATTCTTGAGATGCTCAGGGAGCTTTGAGATGGAGTTAGTAAGTCCAGCAGTATGAATCAACTGGTTAGCTTCATGGAAGGATATACCCATAGTGGACATAGCCTTCTTGATGTTCTGAGCAAACTGTTCTCGATAGTAACTAACTGCACCAATGAGCCTCTGACGGGTATCAAAGATAGTGTCACCGTCCCTGTGTACGTTCACCATGGAATCATCAGGGATATCATTCTTCATAATAACATCGCCATCAATCTTCTCAACAGACAGTGTATTACCGTCATCCGTCTTCGTGGTTAATGTACCAGTGTTACCACGGGTCTGTGATATGGTACCACCTTTCTGTTTAACAGTAGCACCAGCTGTAGGCCTACCAACTTCACTTGGGTGGAACATCTTGGTAAACTTTCTAACAAGCTCAGAGTCAGACCTTTCACCCCAATCTTGAATAGTGAGTTTAGGTGAAGCCTTCTTAATAGCTTCCCACCTAGCAATGGTCTTCTTATTAAGCTTATTCAAGATGGCACCAACATGGGTATTACCACTGAGACCCTTAAGGTTGCCAAGGTCTTTCCCTAGTTTATTACCTGTCTCAATCAGTTCAGCCCTAGCAGCGGAATCTTTTAACCATCTACCTGTCTTACCACCAAGAGCCCCAAGGCCATGTAGAGCGGATACCATAAGGGCACCACCAACAAACGCCTCTCTGATATTCATTTCAACACCAGTGGTATACTGTCGGAGTCCCTCAGAAGCAGCACCAAAGGTACCACCAACACCTGCCATTGCAGAGTACCACCCAAGCTTTGCAGCCATAGGTGAATTAAACAATCTACCAAGCAACGCTGAACCACTCTTAGCTGAACTAAAAGCGAATCCTAATGGGATGAAGTTCAATGGGTCCCATATTGCCTGTGCTGCCATGTCAACCAAAGTATTACCCACACCTGCATTTGCAACCTGTTTGTTATACTCAACGGTTTCATCCATGTGATTAACGAGGTTCTCAAAGTCTCCCTCGTAGTAAGTATTACGGAGGATCAACTGTGCCGCAGGATGTTCAATGGAACCATACTTTTTAACAAGCAGGTCCATGTCATCTTTGGTTACAGTATATACCTTGGAGTTTCTACCAAACATGTCCCCATCGACAGAGTAACGAGCAAGCCGCATTGCTGCAATATTAACCCATGCGCCAAGCGTAGAGTTGTATTTAATTGAGTCAATAAGGTTGACAATATCATTAGCCGCTTCTTTACTAGAACTGTAGTTACCAAGAGTATTATCAAGAAGACTACTACGTTTGAACAAATCACGGTTGAATGGTAGGTCATTTACAGAAGAGACTGGTGTATAATCAATACCAGCCCCTTCGTATACCTCCTTTACGTTTTCATGAATTATGTCTTTGGTGGATATGAGGTTAGGAGTAGGTGTATCTCCCTCAGCAAATACACCTATCTTCTTAACATAGTCAGCAGTCTCTTGTTTAGTGGGCATCTTCCCATTAAGAACAAGTTTACCCTGCTCACCTCCACCATTGTAATGAGCAACAGCAGCCGCCCAATTTCCCTTGTACTGCTTCTTTAAATCAGAAAGGTACTTAGCTGAGGCTTCTAGTGACTTTTCTGGATTAAAGAAGTCCTCATCAGTAATTAAACCATAGTGTTTACCTGTTTTAGCTGTGAACTGTCCAAGACCCCTTGGGCCTGTCGGTGAAACAGCATTAGGGTTAAACGATGATTCTGTAAAAATGAGTTTTCTAAAGGAGTCATGCGGTATATCGTAAGAATCCGCAAGTGTTCTCATTTGTGCGTCATAGGGTGACGGCTGTGTTGGATCATACATTATTTCTTATCTCCTTGGCTTCTAGCCTTAGTGATCGTCTGTCTTGTTTTAAACTGGATTATAGAGTCCTTAGAGAACTCATATGATTCATCCATGGTTAGTGGGTCGAATACCCTTACAACATTAGATAGTGGGTCATAAGAGAAGTAAAGGTCCATACCACCTTTATCAGCCTCTATCTTAGATATAAAGTCAGTTAGGTGTGCATTGACCTCATCAGGAGTGAACCCCGGAAACTGTCTATAAAAGCTTGTTGGTATGTAAGCCTCTACAGGGTCACGATCAGAGTCCCAGAGGAATCCTTTATCTTCATGAGGGGATTGATAAACAAACCTCTGATGAACCTTCTTCATGTCTGCCCTAGCTTCATCAATAGCAGTGCTTGCATCTTTACCGGAAGCAAGATATGAGAGAGCAAGCCTACGGACAAACATAGTTTCATAACCATTATTGTCTACAGTGTAGTCACCAGAGTTAATTGGTAACTCCATATCCCAACGGTCTTTAACAGGCTTCTTAGCAAACTGAGCTGAGGCCGCTACATACTGTTGATAGGGGATACCAGACATTAGATACCCAAGTAAACTTACTGTGTCCGTCTGGTCATATCCAAGGATAGCAGATACTCTCTTAGGATCATTTTGAACATAAGACATAGCCTGTCTGAACCCATCAGGTTCCTTAAGGTCCGCTGGTGACTGAACACCGTTGATAACAGACTGAACATCCCCACGCACCTGACCTTCAATACCACCAAAGAAGTCCTTAAACATCTTCTGGCCATCTTTGTCGGACAACATGTTATCAATATGTTCTGGTGTAAGATTACCGGAAAGGAAGTGTGATCTATACCCCTCTTGGATTTCCTCGTGAGATACCGAACCAAGGCTTTCACCTATGTTTGGATCATATAAGGTAGAACCAGCTATAGACTTAGAGGTTGGGTCAACGACACCAGTGAGGACACCTAATGTGTAACTAGATGCTTCCCTCTGCCTGATCTGTTCCTTCATTAATGCTGTAGACTTACCGGACTTCTGTGCTTGAAGCCTCTTATAGGTATCAATAGCATCACCAATATACTCAACCTGCTTAGTGATATTACCACCAGCACGATCAGCATATGTTTGCTGCATAGCAAGAAGACCTATGTAATCACCTTCAGCTACCTTTGTGTTAACATCATCAGTAAATGTTCTGTATTCATCAAAGTTAGCAACTAGCCGTGTATTCTCCGCACTGACAATACCAGCTCTAATTGTCTCATCACCAAATAGTGATCTAAATGTAACACCATCTTGAAGCCCAGGTACGTTCTTATCAGCAAGAAGTTGAAGAGTTTCTGCACCATTAGGATGTTTACTAAGGGCTTCAATAGCACTCTTAGCGAGTTTCATCTGATCTTCTGGGGTTCTTCCTATCATACCAGATTGTGATATCATAGTCATACCATTGTAGAGATCATCAACACTACTATCCATTAACTCATTAAGCTGAGACTCAGCGGCGATAAAGCCCTGTTGTTTATGATAGTCGTTCTTAACTGCCTCAGAGGACTTCCACACATACTCTCTAGTTCTATTAGCGTCAGACCAGAAGCCGTTCATAAAGGCACCAGAGTTACCTATGGAGCCATGGGCTTCACCAAGTTCACCGAGTACTTCTCTCTGTCTCTCAATGAATATCTGATCTATTTCCTCAGGAGACTTATCAACAAACTCACTAGACTTAAGTCTCTCTTCAAACTCAAGCATACCAACTTGGAACGCATTACGGCCTTGTATGGTAGCTAGAGAAGCCATAGCGAAAGGATCATACTGAAAGGGAACTCTATTCTCTTTCATCTCCTGAGCTACCTCTTGGAATGATTTACCATTGGCCCACTCTTCAGCGTTCTTATCAGCAACCTTCTTAATATTATTATAGCTCTCATTAGCATCACCCATGACATCCAAAAGAGAACCAGCAAGGTTAAATTCCTCAGGTTCAAATTTAGGGGCCACAACCTGAGTTATAGCCCCTTTGGATTCTTGGAGTTGCTGCATAGCACCTGAGAACTGTCTCCACTGTCCAACTGCACCTGCGGCGGTGGTAGTTGGTAGCCTATCTCTAGCAGCCATATATTACTCCTACGTTAACGACCAAACCCTGCGTTTCCTGCTATACCGGCTGTTGATTGACCAGCAGCACCAAAGTTAGCTCCTGATGCAGCGGCACCACCCCCACCAAACATACTACCAAAAGAGTACCCTGTCTGGGCACCCTTCATGGAGCCAGTGAGCATATTGAAGAATGTCTGGTCGGCATCAACAATACTATTTTTGTATTCTTGCTTCTTAGCTTCCATCTGAGACTTAGTGCTAATCCTATCAGCCTCAATCTGTCTCACATAGTTAGCAGCAGAAAGCTGGTAGTTCTCAGTAACAGAGGACTCAGTCCGCATATCATGTGCTTCAACAGACTGCTCTATCTTACCAACAGAACGGCCTTCAGTATTGGTTTCAGCAATAGCCGCCCTGATAGTGGACTGATTCTGCCTTGCGTTATACTTAAGGTTCTCAAGGGTTCGTCTGGCTTGATCGAACTCACTCTTAATACCTATTGTGTTTCTGAGCACACCATAGTTATAGTTTGTACTAAGCGACTTGATAGCTGCTTTGTAAGTTTTCATTGCAGCTTTGTTCTTTTGGTGTGCGTCAGCCAATGGCTCAATAGCACCAAGTATACCACCAGCAACGGCGGTGAATATCTGATACATTACAACCTCCTTGCTCTTGAGGTATACGAACCTTCCCACCCACCACCAGTTATACCGAACGGTGTAGGATCATCAGATTCAATTACAACTACAGTAGAAGTATTCCTACCATGGATAGGGAACTTAAACTGGTCATTCCCAAACACAAGTGCCCCTAGTTCAGAGCTAGGTGTGCCTAAGAGTCTTGGTGTGTACTTGTAAGAGAACTCTCTCATAGTATCACCACTAGACCCATCAGGATACACAAAGATATCAAAAGGACCACATTCAGATGTATCAAGCCACATGTAGCGGAGCATTAGGATTCCCTCGGTATACGGAATAATACCACCGCTCTGAGTTGTAGACTTAATAAACAACTTAGGCATCTCAACCTTAAACTTAAAGATTCTCCCAATGAGAACCTCTTGACCACTAAAGTCACCATACAAAGTAAAACTACCACCATCAGTACCTGAGCGGTCTTCCGGGGTAATCCTTCGGTATAGTCCGTCATAAGTCAATACAGCGTAGTCACCATTGGACCACTCCTGTGTGGGATCATACCCATACACATCAGCTAGTCTAAATGTGGTTCTACCTGTGGTTATCTCAAAGTTCTCAACAGGAACTGTATATGTAACCTTCCTGTCAAGATAGTATCTCTTCTGTTCAACCTGAGGAAAGTCAACTGTGTTTCCTACCATACGTAGGTAGTGCAGTTCTACACCCTCAGGGGTAGTGGCAATAACCATTAACTTATCATCAATGAAGTCCGCAAGATGAATAACCCAATCACTAGGCCAAATCCACTCAGACCACGACTGCTGTACGAACTGACTATTGACCTCCTTGAACTTGAACACATATACCTTAGATCTGTCGCCCTCAGTTAGGAACGTGATAAGGTCTTCAGTGACACTACCAGACATCCTAAAGAGCCCATTAGGTAAATAGTTAGGAACGTGTGCTGTTACATCCTCAGCCTTCTTAAGCTCAGGGGACTCCATGACGGAAGAGTACTTATAGACAGACGAATAGATTGCTCTTTTACTAATGAAGTAAACACCATTAGATATAGATATAGGTGAACAAGAACCATCGAACGCATTGGCTGATACAAAGTCAACACGATTATTCTTAGCACTCAATATACCGTCACCACGAAGGAGAAACTGAGCCTCCTTAGCAAACACCAGCAAGTCTGTCTCCATTGGTACAGCCTCAAGGAGGATATTAATACTAGCCCCTCGTTTAACATCAGCGGACACTGCAACGTCAATAGGGTCTTCATCAATGATACCTGTAGCAGAGTCAAACCAGAACTGGAAGAACTCAGCCGACTTAGACAATATAATGTTCTCATTAGCAAGGAAACCTAGACGGTTCCTAAAGAAGAAGATATCATTGATAGTCTTATCAACAAACGAGGGCTTAGAGTTGGTATCATCATCACCGGTTAGTCTTTCGTACCACTCAACCGGCTTAAGGGTAAAGGTACCATCGGCCTCTCTAACAAGAGACTGTGGCATTGTAGCCGGGTCAATCTCAACCTCGATATCAGGGGCGCACACTTCGATCCAGTTTGTCTTGTCTACTTTGTATTGTAGCCAGAAGTCATCTTTCTGCTCGGTATTATAACCTTTAACCCTTACACGATACCCATTAGGTGCGGTCGCAGGAAGATTATTGATTGAGTTAACCTCACCCATGATGCACTTCATATTTGCATTACCAAAACCATCACCACATGTGACAACATCAGAGGAAGTGAATGGAACCCCATTAATACCTGTAATGTATATCCAATCAGGGCCAAACATATAATTGGCATTATTGGCAGCCAGCTGTGAAGAAAGGTTTGATATTACATTAGTTGTCGTGGCGTCAACTGAATGTGCGGCATTACTACCATCAGGCACAGTATACGCCGCTTTTGATACACCATTAATGAATATCTCATGCTTCTTACCATACGCAGTATTCTTACAGTAGATTAAAGCATTAGTGCCTAAGACATCAGACTTCTTGGCTGTCATCTGAACCACTTTCTCTTTGTTCAAGATAAGTGTGTAGTCAGCAATCGTTACAGCCTTAATGGAACTCTTAGGGTTTCCTTTGATATCACTAAAGTAAGCAGCACTCTCAGGCTCAACATTGACAGTATAGGGATTACCCTCAATATCGAACACCTTAATAATATCAGGAGGTGGGGGAGTTTCAGTAGGGTCATTATTAACAATAACACCTGATACCTTAACACGAACAGCCCCATCACCACCGGGTTTACCGAGATATTTAGTTCCGGGCCTATTACCACCAGCACCCACTGTAACCGTCAGCGTTCTAACGCCTCTAGGAAGTGTCGCTGATCCTGTATAATATCCACCTGTACCACCGCCACCGTGTCTTTGTTTATAGGCGGTAAATGTTCCACCACCTTTACCTTGCTGGTTTCCCCATATAGTGTTAATCAAACGGTCAGGTGCGGTATAGTTGCTCTCATATGCATAGTGACCGGGGAGCCCCTTAGGTGATCCACCAGCGGCCCTAGCAGCATTTCTACCACCACGTCCGCCTGTAGCTGTGATTGTAAGGTCAACACCAAACACAACAGAAGATAGACCACCATTATTACCGGGGACCTGATCTTTATATCCTGAAGAAGGACTGTTGGTTAAGCACAGCCCACCTTCACCACCACCGCCAAGAACCCAATAGTCATACTTCTGAGCCCACTCAGGGAGTACTACTGTGTATACCCCAGGAGTAAGCCATTCGTATACAAGCTCCTGTGGGTCACCAACAGCGTCAGGTGGGTTAGGGGGTACGTAATCAGTTGGTGGTGTAAGGGTCATTATATATTTTTCAACTTCATCCCTGTTTATAACATGCATCTTTGCTGTGTCTACATTAGGAATGGAAAGTTTATTAACAAACACACTAGGCGGTCTTTTAAGTAAACCAAGAACCTCATCAGAGAAACCATTTTCCTGAGCAGTAACCTGATCTGGAAACCTAAGCTGTGGAGGCTGTTGAGATATACCACCTTTAAGTGATGTTATAGCCTGTGAAACAAGAGACATATTACCTCCACCCTCATTGGTTATCTAGCCTGATTAGAGGATATTGTTTCATTGTTTTCGTAAAGATTAAACTGTCCCATATCAATCTCAAGGGCGTTAAGTCTAATAAGCGCCTCTGCTTCTCGCTGAGCGATAGCTTGGTCAGCTTCAACTGATCCAACCTTAATTCTCTGAAAGTCCCTAGTAGTAACCGCTGTAATGTAATCACGGGCAGCTTCTGGTAGGTCATTAAAGGCAATCTCACGAACCAGCTCTGTTATAGTAATACTGGATGTAAACCTATCAGTGTTAGCATCAAGATCAAAGAAGTATCCATCCTTTCTAATTAACCGATTGGTAGCAACAGCCTTAATGATATCATTAGGATATGCTATCTTACCAGTAGTGGTATCAGGAAGAAACGTAACACTATCCTGTCGATTCCACTCCCACCCCGTAGATTGTATTCTTCTGGATGTCTTATTGAGCATCCTAAGAGCGTCAATACCATCAACATTGGTTATATTACTAAGAGAATTGATAGGAGGACTACCAACTGAACTTATGATTTCATTCACAGCCTCAAGCATGGGGTCTTGTGAAAAGATATACTCAGCCATAGATACCTCATAAATTTGCTAAAAAAGGGGAGCCAAAGGGATATTCCCAATGACTCCCCAAGGGGTTCCTAGTTAACTAGGTATTACACAATAGCGATTTCAGTGAACACAGCAACGGACTCAGGGCGCAGTCCACCATGACCCATGGCATACTTACCAATGATCTGGTCAGACTGGTACTCAGCACGACGAGCCTGTTCCATGGCGAGGTCACGCAGCTTAACGGTACCAACAGCGGAACGGTGCATAGCCACACCAGTGATCTTAGCAGCGGTAAATTTAGCGTCAAAAGCGTGTTTACCATCAACACCACCGTCGAGCAGGTGGGGAACTTCAATAACCTCAAAGCCAGCAACATTCTTGATGTTACCGGTTTCAATATCAATGAGAGCCGGGTAGTTAGCCACGTTAGGAAGCAACGCCAGCAGGATAGCCGTGTATACCTCAGGAGTACAGAAGAAGTACCGTTCACTACCGGGGACATAGTTCTTAGTCATGGTAGCACGAGCACTCATCAGTCCTTCAATGATCTTCTGACCAAAGGCAGCAGTCTGAGCCGAGACACCAGTAACATAACGACCACCAACGCCAGTTCCCTTAGGCTTACCAGCACCATCAGGAACATTAGCAGTAGCGAGGACCAAGTTGGAAGCTTCGGCCAACACAGCAGCGTCAGCAGCAAGAGCCAGTGCCTCACCCATCTGACGACTATACTCAGTACGCACGTCATAATGGTTCATAGCCTCTTCAATATCAGTAATAAACACATCAGAGGTCAACAGACCGTCAATCGGGATGATCTTCTCATTGTGTTCAATCTTAGCACGCTGGTCATCAAGGTTAGCACCGGGGACCAGATACTTAGCGGTAGCTCGGCCCATCACAGGGAAGGAAGCGGACTTACCATTACTAATAGTACGGATAATATGCTTATCCATGGTCTTGGTCATACGCTCGAAAGCACCCAAGACTTCGCCAGCAAAGATTTTCAAGAAACTTGCCCAACGATCACCAGCAGAAAGCACCTGACCGGGGGAAGCAAAAACAGTCTGAGCAGTCATAGGAATCTCCTATTAAAAGATTAATTATTAAAATTGTTACGTAGTTCTTCAATGTAATGCAGAAGCGTGGCAGTGTCTTTCTTATCAAGACATATACCACCTTGTTCATTCACTGTCGCGCTTTGAAGTGTTGGATACGGATGTACTACCTGTACCATCTTTCTTGAACTTAGACATGAAGACGTTAGCAGGGTCAGCATCAATAGCATCAGAAGCAGCTTGTTTTTCTTCTTGTTTATGCTTCTGGTATAACTCACGAAACACTTCCATGATAAGCTGTAAGAAGGTAAGTAGTACATTCATCCATATCCTCTCTTTACAACCAAGAAGTCTTAAGGATACGATTCTGAATCTCAGTGGTGTACTGAGCATCACGCCCATAACGCTTATCAGTAGTAGCCTTAGTCATTTCCTGTTTAGTGGAGAACCCTTCTACCTTCTGGGTAACAGTTGGGGCACCCGGCAGTCTTGGCTGTCCGGTACCAAACTTCTCACCCATACGGGACTTGAAGGTATCCATGTAAAGTTTTGCTGTCTGTAGGTCGCCACGATCCAGCGCAGCATCATATGCAGCCTGTTCGGACTTAGGAGCATTAAGGTTAGCCCACGAGATAACCTTTGTATATTCTTCTTTGTTACCAACAAGACTATAAACAGCATTTTCAAAGTCACGTTCCACAATTTCAGCGGCCTTAATGTACCCCTTAATGACCGCTTTAGGATAACCTGCTTCTTCTAACTTAGCTAAGGTAGTTTCAGACAGTTCACCACTGGTTTCCAATTCCTTAACGGCACCCTCAAAATCAAAGCCTTTACCCTTTAGGTCTTCACCAAGATTATTGATAGTATCCTTAAGCTCATTACGTTCTGCACCTACATCTTTTGGTTTATCTTCTCCATCTCCGTCTGGAGTTTCTTCACCATCCTTCGGTGCATCACCATCTGGATTATTGTTAGAGCCATCGGAATTAGGCTTATCAGTCTTATTAGCCGATCCATCGACAGCCCCTTCGCTCTTAATACTTACGTGAGTCCCACCTGCACCAGTATTAACCTCAATGTCATCAAGGTTTCCCGTGATTGCGTTAGGTCCATACAGTTCTTCGGATGCAGAGGAGCCAACTTGAATTTCCATACCCATATTTACCTCTTACATAGGCACTTGACCTTGAGCCTGAGCACCCATCTGAGCCCCTGCTTGCTGTGCAGCAGCTTCACCACCGGCCATAGCGGACTGAGCAGCTATAGCTTCCTGTTGTTCTTTCTGTATCTGTGCTTCAGTCTTAATCAGACCTTTAACATCAATACCGAGAGACATAGCAACACGCATTACAAGGTTATCAAGGTTCATCTTAGCGTAGAGGGCTTCACCCATCTGACCCACAAGTTCAAGAAGTGTCATAAGTTTATTTAAATCATGTCCTCTACCAAGAGCATCCAGACCAGTGACAATCACAGGGGATACCGTACCATCTTTCAATGCAGGGAGAGCACCTGTAGACTGCATCTCAGCAAACACACGGCGAACCATGGGAAGCTGAAACTCTTGTGCTAGAATTGAGTAAACACCACCAAGGGTATCTTCAAGTTCACCAGCAACATAACGAATCTCTTCAGCAGTTACACGTTCACCTGATCTCTGTACAGCAGAGTTTAAAAGAAACACATAGGAAAGCCGCGCCATGATATCATCAGCAGCAGCTTTAGCTACCTGCAAGTCCTGTGTCTTATTAAGCTGAGAGGCTACAATATCACCTTCTCTACCCTGTACAAAGGAACCATTACGAGCCTGTTCATACTTACGAACCGATGTAAGACTACCCGGAGCAACAAGGAAGAACACACGAGCAGCGGCCTGTGCCAAGTCAATAATAGACTTAGAAAGGTTCTCAGCGGATTGAAGATCACCGATGTACTCCTCAACAAACCCACGGCCATAATGTTCACCATCACGTTTAGTGAACCTGAGCCACAACCAAGGGGATGCCTCAATAGGGTACGATCCTGTCATACCGGGAATCTCAGTACCTTCAATCTCAATGTAATAATGATACTGGTTGTCCATAAGGTACACATGAGTGTATACCTCAACCTTTTCAGTGTAGGACTGTTCTGTATCATTACCAGTGTCATTAAGTCCGGCTCGATACTCTTCTGGAAGAGAGGCTTTGGAAAATGTGTCTTTAAACACACTCTGAAGAACATTACCGAGATCATCACGCATAACCACGTAGTTACGCATGGTGTACATCTTAATACCACCGGTCTTAGGTGGCATGAACAAAGCACAGTTACCGGCAACAATCAACTGCTTCATCGCCTCAAAACAAGTTGGCCTATACATGTTTGTTTCCATGTAGGACATCATTGAGGTTTCCATAGCCGACAGACCATACTCAATTTGAGTCTTAAGTGTGTCATCTTGGGCCTCATCAAGTTTTGTCTGTGTCTCTTGATCTACAGCAAGGCGATAGAAAGGCTGGTTGGCAGGGAGAATAGCGAGAATAAGTTTAGATGCAAGGTTATTAACCCCACGGGCACCAATGGATTGATAAGGAGTATCATAGTTAGTACTCGCATCATCAGCTTCCTTTGGGAACAACATAGGGATAGTTAACACAGCAGCTTCTTCTGCACGGGTCAAGTATGAGCTACGATCCTGTGCAAGCTTGTCGTAAGTAACCTTGGCACCTTCAAGGGGCTTACCCTTAGTTTTATCAGCCATAGGCTACTCCTTCATATACATAAAAGAACTTGACTTAGTAAAGCCACACTTTTTATATGAATTGTTTATATGGTTATTCTTTACAATAGCTGTGCCTGTTTCAACAACATCAACAATATTGAGCTTAACAAGGTATTTGAGATACTCAGCGGCCTTACGCCCAATACCACACCCTTCTTGAATTGACATAACAGCAAGCTCCGAAACACCTTTACAAGTAGAGGACCACCAAGGATATCCAACTGCATACAACATGTAACCTTTAAGCTCGTGTGTTGGAACATAACGAAACCCTACAAGATGCACGACGGTTTCATCTGTGCCGGGTGTAGGGATTTCAAGTTGCTGGTAGCAAAGAGCACCGGCCATGAACACATGTTCAAGCTTATTAAGATTACCCATTGTCTTAAAGACTGATTTATCAGTGATGGCCCTTCCTTTATCGTAGAAGTGATTAGCTAACATCACAGCCTCTTCCGCACTCACTTGGGAATGAGAAATAAGACTAGGTGATATTCGCTCCACTACCGCCTCCGGGAGTTGTCTTCTGAATCTTCAAAGAAGACTTACCACGCTTCTTTTTACCAGCCAAAGAGCCCTCAGTGTACCCAAGTTCGGGTGAAGTTGGTTCCTTCTTCATCTCTTGAATAGGAGCCGCTGGCTGAGGAATCTCAGGCACATTCACATTAGGTGCTTTAACAGAATCAAAGCCAAAGATTTTACCAATGGCCTTTACTACACTACCCATACTCAATCCTCCTGTAAAATATCTAGGTTATTAAGGGTATCTACAACATCTTGAATACCCCGCAATCTTTCCTTGGTGTATCTCTCATCTTTTACAAGAGAACGGATATCCCAGATATGATTAATATACTCCAGGATGTCTCTAGGAACAGGAGTACGTGGTATAGCATAATACTCACTAGCCATAGTTTCCCCCTTGGGATACTTATATTATTAGTAAAAGGAGCCCTAAAGGATTACTTAATGGGACATGCCCCTGTTGCACATTCGTCACCAGTGTCAAGCTCTACATCATCCTCACCAATCACACGGTAGGATTCATTAAGATCAAACTTAACATCCTTCAGTGCTGCTACATATGTGTCATACTCTTCCTGTGTGACAACTGTTTGAGGAAGATAAGGCGCTCCCATGTCCTCAGCCCTTAATGTAGGATCATATCGTTTCAAGAAAGAAACGCCTACATATGAGGTCCAATTAGCAAGGAGCCAATCAACAATCCCATCTACTTCAGAATCATCATAATAGATAGTCTGGGATACATTCTGGTGGCACCAGTTATTCTGCCACTTCTTATACCTTTCAAGCTGCTCCATGGCTGGTTCAGTATTACACTCAACGATACCATGTTTTGTTTTCACCTTGGTAAAGGCGATGTTATCATACTTAACAGGGAATACAACAAGTGTTGCGTCACTATTAGTAGGGTGTGGTTCAGTCTTATACCCTGCCATAATCAACTTAGGAATAAGTGGATCATGATTACCAAACACAACACGGTTGAAGATATACTTACCAAGTGGTTTATGGATACCTTCAGTAGTGTCCATAACCTTGGATAGAGTACCACTAGGTTTAATTGTGGTTACGTTCTTAGGATGCGGGAGGGAAAGCTCATCTGCCATTTTATAAGCAGCAAACGTAGCTACCCTCTGGAGCTCCATGATATCATAATCACTCATGTCATCCCGCTGAGACACACCAGTTACACCAACACCACACAAGTGTAGATGCTGGTTGTTCTGGTCCCAAGCGTCCTGTAAGATACCATCTCTAAGGTTCACACATGTCTGTCTATAGTTAGCCCTAGCAATCAACTTGACAACCTTATGAAGTCTTGCCGGATTGTTCTTGAACTTAGCTATATCAATCTCGCAGAGGTTACAGAATCCTTTATTAGGGAGTAGAATCTCTGCACATGGGTTAACACCAGAGAACCAAGGAGCCCTACGTCTAGCTTCCACTGCGTTAATGAATCCCGGCTCACATCCACCACCATCAAGGATCAACTGAAAGACTCCTCTCAGTTCTTCCTTTGAGGGCTTTGATTCGAACACCAATGAGTTATTAGACTGTGCCCTCTGGGGGTTATCAACCCAATACTCACGCTTCATAAGGGAGAACTCTTTATTCATAGGAGAACTGAACGGGAGGAGGGCAATCTCAGCACTTCTACGACTAGACAGAATGGTGCCAAGGTGATTCATAATATCAATGATGTCTATTTCATTAAGAAGGAACCCTGCCTTTCTATTAAGAATATCGACGATGGATACCATGGCCTGAGAGAACATAGAGTCACCAGAGCTAATCCATCCATACCCTTTGAGTCGTACACCAGCAGGACGAATCTCTGTGAAGTCAAGGACCATCTTCTTAACTGGCTCTTTGAGGGCCAAGAGTTTTCCGATAGCCTTGCACCACGCTTCCGCTGAGTCACCTATTTTAAGCTCCCAGAGGCCCGTGGAGGCGTCCCATTTGGTTTGGTTATAATCGACACCCCGGTCACCACTCTCCCACTGAGAGAGCGTCCTAGTGCTTCGTATAACCTCCACCTCAGGGATCGGCTTTGAGAACCCACTAAGGGTACCCACCTTTGGCGTGAAGCCAACACCGCAGCCCTGCATGAGCAGCCATATGGCGTCCACGATATCAGCGATGGTTTCAGTATGAAGATACGCACAGTTGAACATAGAGGCTTCCCTACGCTTGGCGATATCAGTACCACCAAGCCAGAGTGTTCTACCACTTACAGAAGCTTCTCTATTAAGTAATATCTCACTAAGTTCATCAAGTTCAGCCCATTGACCATTACTTAAGGGAGCACCTTGTGCCCTTTCCCAGAGCCACACTTGATGCTCAATAACACGGTCAACGATCTGCTCCCATGTCTCAGGGACTTCAGAGGAGTCTGTAAGTGTTCCTTCTGTAGGTCTTGCATACGTCCTCTGAATAATAATCTTTGATCTTACCGACTGTTTCATTTTAACCTTACTTAGGAGTCCATAGTTTGACTCCATGTTCTTTGTCATAGTTACTGGCCCGGAGGATGTAGGCACACCTTGCTTGTACAAGTGCGTACTCTTCATCAAATCCTGCCTTCTTGTAAGCTTTGACTACTACGTCCCAAAGAGGCTCTCCTGCTTGTACAGCGGCATCAAGGAGCTTAGTAGCTGCTACAGGTCCAATACCTTTACACCCCGGATAGCCGTCTGTGGTGTCTCCAATGAGTGTTTGATAAAGATGCCAATAGTTTGCTTCTAGCTCATCTATTGTATCTGCGGTTCCCCTAGCCATATCATAGAATGTTGTAGGGATTGTCTTAAAATCCTTATCAGCGGATACAATGATAGGGTTAGAGAATTTACCAGAGGTAGCCAAGATTCCACATACATCATCACCTTCAAGCGTTGGGTACAACACTGTGTCGTATGTCTCATCAAGATAATCTCTGAGTGCTTTGTAACATACAGGCTTTCTTTTCGATTTCCTGTTTGATTTGTAAGATGGGTATACATCCTTTCGGAAGTTATGATTAGGATCAGAGAAGCACAAGAGGATTTCATCAACTGAAACTTCCAAGTCCTTCTCTACACCACGAATCTGTGCAGACATCTGAGCTTCAAAGGAGCCGATAGCATCAGCCACGTTACTATGGAGTGTCCACATACCATCGCCCCAATCAGTCTCAACCTCAACAGCACAAGAGGCAACATAGGCAAGATAATCACCATCAAACAAAACCTGTGCTGATTCAACTGCTCCATTGTGAATACGATCAGCTTCTGAGCATCCCATTATTTACCACCCTTGTGCATCTCTTTGTGAAGCAGCTTGTGTTCTACACAGCAATACCCACCACGATGTGTTGTATAAACATTACAAGAAGGAAGGGCACACTTGGCACCCTTCTCTTCCTTAACTTTACCAAAAGCAAGTCTCACCAATAGGTAGGTGAATAGAGCTTTAAAGAAGGTCAGAATTGTTCTCATTGTCATTCCAGATAAGTTTAGGGTACATTAACTGGTGCTTCAACGAGTTAATGAAGAAGCTCCACTGTTTCAACTTATGACCGTCACGTTGGTGTACAATGTTGTGGATATTAGCATATGAACCTGTCCACATACGACCCTGCAAGAACCCAGAAGGAAGCTCGTTATTAAGCCTGTCCCACTCTCCACATGCAATGTAGACATTAAGCTGCTCAAGAAGAAGACTACTAATAGGGTATTCAAAGTCATCCTGTGTCAACGCACGGCGTCCAAGAGTGTGCATAGTGGACTCACTAGAGGTAGTTGTAGCAACCTTATACTGATCCATCTGCTTCCACCAATAGAATGGTGCCTTAATATAAATCCACGTCATGATCTGGCGCATGAACTTATCATGACCACCACCCTTACCGGCCAAGGCAAAGGCCCTGTTAATTCTCTTCTGACACTTCTCTCCTTCAAGCTGTCCAGCAATCATAGCGTTGACTGTCTCATCACCATTAATTTCAAAAGACAGTCCCATACCAACAAGTGCTTCCAAGAAGCCAGCTTCACGAATAACTGATACTCGCATATTAATGACACTCCTTCCAGTTAGCACCTATCTTTCCGTCAGTGTCTAATTGGCATTTAACATTAAAGTACTCTTGGGTCATCCTCATAGCATCCTGTGATACCCTAAGGATTAACTCAGCTACCTCTTTATTCTTAGCACCAAACTGCATCTCGTCGTGAATCCACGCCATACACATGAAGTCACCATGTTCGCCCTGAGTTAGCCCATAGGTTTCCTCAAGGAGCTCATTAGTTAGGCATACCCACTTCTTGCATATAAGGGCACCATCAGATTGAAGCTGTGTATTTAAGGCAGAATGGGGACTCCGAATGTGTAACAAGCGGCCATCCAGCCCAATGAGGCAACGAGTAGCGTTGAGACTATCCTGCTCAGGATGCCTCTTCTCTCTCCACTTGACGACACTCTCACCATTTCGCCAGCGTTCATCTTCGATAAGGTCTGACTTAATTCCATCCCGTAACGATCTAATCGCAGGTGTGGCCGATAAGAAGGACTCTTTAAGACGCTTCCCGTCCGCTGAAGTTCCTCCGACAATAGAGCCAATCTTTGCATCTCCCGCTCCATAGAGGAAACCGTAGATGAAAGTCTTAGCATTGTTCCTCGTAGGGAGTCCAGCCGCAAGCTGGTTCTTCGTATGTATGTCGCCCTGTAATATTTCATTACCGTACTCTCCATTGTCATACTCTGCCATTCTATTAGCTAGACACCTAAGCTCAAGACCTGATGCGTCAACACCAACCTGTATCCATCCCCTCTTGGGTCCAAAGAGTGCTCGACACTCCTCACCATAAGGTTTACCTACGGCTGGTACCTGTGCGATATTAGGGTTACTATGGGAAGCCCTACCAGTGACGGCACCATTAGGGATAATCCTACCATGGATACGGCCATTACGTTCCAGCTTGAGCCATGCCTGTTTACCCTCAGCAATCTGGCCAATCCTCTTTTCAACCATCAGATACTCAATAATAAGAGGCACCTCAGGGATGTTGGTAACGTCCTTGAGTATTTCCTCATCCACCTGAGGTTGATTAGTGGGTGTGAATACCTCAGGTATCCATCCCCTATCCTGTAGTACCTTAGCAATATGGTGCCTAGAGCCGGGATTAAATGTAACCGGCTTGATTATGGTAAGAGGACATCCGGCTGTATAGTGGTATTTCTTATTGTTCGACTTAGGAGTAAGTACCTTGTCAGGCACATACCATGATCCAAATGTTTTAATGAGCGTGCTTACTAACTCACTTCTCTTAGCAACCAGTGAGGCATAAAGTTCACCAGCAGCCTTAGCATCAAAGTAGAAACCATTGCGTTCCATAACACCACAATACCATGTTATGTCGTGCTCAAGTTCTACAGCTTTATTTGGGTAATTAAATGAGAGTAACTTCTCGTACAAAGCATTAGTAACAACTACGTCCTGCTTACAATAAGTAGACATCTCAGGTGTAAACTTTTCCCATACATTAGCGTCAGCTTCAGCATCTCCTACCCAAGCCTGGGGTGAACCTTTGTATACTTTAAGTCTGAAACCATATGCTTCAAGCTTATGTGACCCAAAGAGTCTACCGGGGATTTGTTTACGTTTCAAAAGAACAACATCAATCTTGTCTATATTAGAGAATACCAACCTAGCCCATGCAAGTGTATCAATGATATTCCTACGAGGTAGTGAGAATGTTGGGTTTAGTTTTTGTAGAACAGGGTAGTCACATGTTAAACCATTATGAAAGGCAACACTATAACCACTCTCCACTCGCTCTTTGAGATAGTTACAGTATACATAAAGATTAGTGAACTCAGTAAAGGATTCAAGTTCTCTATCGTAAGCCCATGCAACATGGAACTTAGAGACATCCTTTAGTAAGCCGTTAGTCTCAATGTCAGTAATTATCACCTTCCTGTCTGGTAGATTCATAATCAGCCCTCTCTATCTTGGAGTCCTCAATAGATTCTTTATAGTCTTCCCACTCTTTCTTTCCATAACAGTGTGGTTTAGCTGTGCTCATCTTAGAGGGACCACGGCATTCACCATGGGAGTTTTCATATGGACAGTTAGAGTAACACATCTTACATCAGTTCCTTAAACTTATCAAGGCTACGTGTAGCCGCCATAATATCGCAGTTAATATCAGTCACCTGATTCTTAAGGTCTTCAATCTGGTTATTAAGCATGGTCTTTTCTTCAAACATCTCAATCAAACCCTGTTCGATCTCTTTAACCATAGACTCAAACTTCTCAGTGATAGCTTTAACACGAGCCATGCCACTTTTCTTAGCGAACATAATGAACTCCTATAAATTTGATTAAAAAGGGGTGTAACCGGTTACACGGCAACACCCCATATGGGACTACAGTACGATATCAGTAGACTCAACTGTGACAGCTTCTTCTTCTTCTTCTTCAGTAGAAGCGACCACGGAAATAACAGCGGAAGGACGGACACGGATGATCTCCTTATCAGCGCCTTCACCACACTCCATGACAGCAAAGACACCAGCCTTACCAGTATCCTTAAAGCCAATTACAATTCCTTCGCGCTCAATCTGAGGGTGTCCGGGGCGTCCATAGCTAAAGGTAACCACATCACCTTCACGAAAGTCCACACCAGACATCTTATCACCCTTGGCTTCCCACTTGGCAATCAGGTCTTCATAATAAGCAACCTTTGCATCGTGACGCTCGTGTTCCTTCTCAAGGAGGGCCTTAAGCTGTTCAAGACGTTCTTCCTTGTTAACCTTCTTTCGTTCAACCTTTTCAACCTGTTCGACGTTTTCCATGTGATATACTCCTAAATTAGTGTAATGTTATGTGTTAAAAGAATCTGTCAATGTTCTTCATAGTAGCTTCACGTTTATTAGTGGCTTCATTGAGAACACGTACAATGTCAGCTTTCTTGAACGTATCTGGTTTAAGGATTTTACCATCATCACGTCGAAGAAAGTCACCGTTGGGCAACCTCTTGGATGCAAGCTCACGCATAAGCTCATCCCAACACTCAGTAATAGGAATACCAAGACTCTTGAGGAGCCCTACCAAAACAACGATACAATCCAAAGCTTCCTTAGCGATATCAGCGAACCCTTCAATGTCACATGTCCCATCATCAGTGTTACCACTAGTGAGGGCAATAAGTTCTTTCTCAAGTTCCTTATACTCTTCTTTGACAAGGGTCATATAGAGAATCTCAGAGTCAAAAGCATTATCATAAGGATAACATCCAGTAGGAGGCATGTCCTGACCAGCATCTTTATGAAACTTATCAAGCTCAGTGAAGTCCAGCTTTGTGTCTTGTACTTGAATAATTGATACCATATAAATACCTACATAAAGTCAGAAGCAATAGCTTCCTCTTCTTTTAAGGACTTCTCATAAAGGAGCCCTGTTGTTCTGTCGTATCCCATGTCTATTGTAAGGCCAGTGGAATTACCCGTGTGTCTATCCTTAAGAACCCTTAATGTGGTCACAGACCTGCTGGACTCATCTTCACTTTGTTGGTTACGCTCCATACCAAACATGAAGTGTGACCAGAACCCTATAGCACGGCTACCTTTAAAGTGTCGTATTGCCACTCGCCCACCCTCTTCATGAGGGGTGCCTTCTGGCGTTGCTAAGTGGGATACAAAGGTAATGATAATACTTAGACTATTAGCCAGCATTGCCAGTTCCTTCATGATCTGCTCAAGGGAATCTTTTTCATTACCTGCTTCAGCCATAGCTGTTAAGTGGTCAAGATAGATAATACGTATACCTTCACTCTCAACCATGAAGCGAATCTTATTTTCCACTACTTTCCATTCAGTCTGACCAAAGGAATCATATAGAACAAGCTTATCACTTAATGTGTCAACTGCTTCATCTAGTTCTTCCTGTGTCCATGATCCATCTGGAATATGGAATCTTCGTTCTTTAATCTTACCAGCAATACGCCTTACAGTCTCAGTAGGTTTCTGTTCTAGGAATATAGTACCAACCTTTTGATTGAGTACAGTAATATCATATGCTATTTGTTGAGTAAGGAAGTCAGTCTTACCTATACCAGTTCCAGCACCTAACCCGTACACCTCACCAAATCTACGCCCGAAGGTTGCTTCAGTGAGTGTTGGGAGGAACCAAGGTAATCCACACTCAAGTGGTTTAGTAAGGTCTTCCTTAACATCTTTCACATATACGATATCATCCGGTCTGTACATCTGAGCCGACCAGATTGCCTTAATGACTTCCTCACCCTTCCCCTCAGTGAGACATTTATTAGGGTCTTTAAGTGGAAGGTTAGCAATGTAAGTACGGCCACTAGGTAGCAGTTCAGCACATGCTTTAGCTGCATCTCTACCCGGCTCATCCATGTCGAACATGAGGATGATCTCCTCAAAATTAGACAAGTAATCAAGGTTAGCTGATAGTGTCTTCCTAGCACCTTGGGCACCATTAGGGATAGACACAACAGGCCATTTAAGGTTTTGTAATTGGGCTACAGTTAGAGCGTCAACTTCACCCTCGGTAATAACTATCTTCTTACCTTTGGACCACAAGTGGGCACCATAAAGCTGCTTAGATATATCACCAAGAACCCCAAATGTTTTATCAGGATATCGAACCTTCTGTCCAACAAGTTCCCCTGATAGGGAATAATAACAAGCTACCTGACATCGCTTGCCTCCTATCCTTGCTGAATAGTATGAATACTTCCTACATGTATCAGAGGTTAATAGTCTAGCAGGAAGGTCTGAGAGTACCCAATCTTCCTGTTCATTCGGGTCAATACATTCTTTGTTTACTGTACGCATTCTCTTAGATGTGCCTCCTTTTGTACAGCCATCTGGCGCAATGTAGTTATTACACACATGGCAGTATTGGTGCCCATCATCGTACATTGAATTAGCGTCCGATGATCCACACTTGGGGCACGGTAAGTGATACAGAAAGTTACTCTCAACGGCCTCATGCTTCATATCTGCGCCTTATTCACGAGGAGGAATCTTAAGAAGCTCTCCTATTTTGATTTTATCAGACACCAGCTTGTTAGCTTTGGTAATAGCCTCAACGGTTACACCATGCTTTTCAGCAAGGGACCAAAGTGTATCTCCCTTACGGACAACTATACTGTTGATCTTAGGTGTATCGCTAGACCGGTACCACTTCTTAACATCAAAACATGGGCAGTCTTTGTGAACATCAGGGAAGTCTCTGTGTCCCTTAATATCAGCCTCAGGGTACTGAAGCTTAAGCTCGGTAACAAGCTTCCTAAGTGCGTTCATCTGCTCCGGTGTGAAGTTATTTGTCGGACGGCCTGTTTCGTCAACACCACCAACCATACAAATACCAATAGTCGTACTATTATATCCTTGTACATGGGCACCCACGACATCAATATCACGTCCTACCTCTACATCACCCTCAGTCTTAATGACAAAGTGGTATCCAATATCCATAAACCCACGGGAGCGATGCCACTGTGCAATCGTAGCTCGGTCAATGTTTGGTTTATTCTGAGAAGCAGAGCAATGGATAACGATTGCGTCTGTTCTATGCCTCTTCTTAAACTTAATAGCCATATTATTTCTTTCTCCATTTATACAGAATTGTGGTAGGTGGAACCTTTTTCATGGGTTCCTTTAACCAAGCTTCTGGGATGAGCTTATCTGCAAAATGGAACCCGTACTTTATACACCAATCAGCATAGGTAGTCTTAGCTCCTTTATACAGAGGTGATTTAGACCTAGTGAACACAAAGCGAATATCCAAGACAGGGTATTGGTCCTTAATGAATAAATGTTTCTTTCTGTCTTCAGCATCAAAGATACCTTTAGACTCAATAATAATTCCATTAGGCAATACAAAGTCAGGGGTGTATTTGTGGTCACTGGCGGGAATAACATAGTCAATCTTGTATTCTTCGTAACAGTATGGAATGCCCTTACTCTTCAACTGAGCAGCAAGGGCACTCTCCAAACCAGACCTAAACCTAGAAAGGTGCGTCGTCTTCTTCTTCGTTATATTCATTGGAACCCTGAGACTCATCAAAGTCTTCAGCGGGGTATGAATCGGATTCATCCTCACCAAATCCATAGGAGTCTGCGTTAGCCCCATATTCCACAAGGTTAAGAATCTTTACTGCTTCAAGCTTCAAAGACACACCGACTCCCAACGCAGTATGAAAGGGGTCAATTACAAACGATACTCGCATAGTGGTACCATTACCAACCTTCAAATCTCGGTTCTTAATGATAGCACCAGCAGAGTTAAAGATCGGGATGTCCCGTGTCTTTACTTCCTTGGTAACTTTATCAACCCAAGAATACTTAGACTTAAAGGAGACTTCGTATTCATTGGTTTCTTCGTCAAGGTAGTAAGGGGTATCAAGTACCTTAGGAGGTTTCTTTTTATTCTTAGCGTTATCGGCCTTAGCCCTTTTGACGGCATCATTGTAGATTTCATCAATAACACCCTTAAGGTTTTCCTCAAAGTCTTCTTTACCAATACGGAGCTTGGTGTGATACTCTCCTGCATCCTTGTACTTGTAGTCAGGCTTCGTGATATGGGGCCACTTAGCTTCACCTACAGGGGTAGTATAACGGGTGCGTTTCTTAGTCTGTTCTGCCATGATATCCTCGTAACTTTAAAGTTAATGGGACCACTTTTACATCGTGATCCCTGTTTTGGTTCTTTCCCCTTTGGGACACTTATATCGATTTTTATGGTTTCTTCTTAAGTGTCGCAAAGACACTCAATCCAGCGCAACACACATTATACCAGTCACGATACTGGTTATATTTATTAACGTCCTTTTCCATGGGGTCTTTCTTACCGGCCCGGAAAGCGTACTTAATCATATTACCTTTTAGGAAGCCTTTGAACTCTTTATGTGTAAGTGTGTCTTCCATAAACTCAATCGGCTGTACCCCAAGTGAATTGTAATGAGGACTAGCGGCGGCTGTGCCATCATCCACAACATGAGTGTTTCCTACACCAAAGTCAGGGTTAGCATGTACAGTAGACACAGTATCCATCTCTTTGTTATCCTCAGTGTTAGGTGTAAAGTTAGTTCCATTAGGGCGTGATTCGGTTATTTCACAATAACAACAAGGCTCTTTTGTAGCCTTAACTGGTTGATAAAGACATTGTGGACAGTTTCTCATAGTTACTCCTTGTTGTGTGTAAGAGGAAGACAACACCTTGCGCTGCCTTCCCCCTTTGGTATGTTTATATTAAGCGAAAGCGTACAGGCTTTCTTTTACCTTTGACAAATCAAGGTTTCCCATCTCAGGGATAGGAGGGAGGTCTTTAAGGTTACTCGTATCAAGCTGCAAGGATATCTGGTCATGTAGGTCTTGCATCACGTTGTTCTCTGAGTAGGTCTTAACAAATACCTCACGTACCCCTTCAAACAGTACCTGAGCGTTCCCTGCATGGGTACCATAGGAATCGTGGATCATAGCGAAGGAAGTGATACCAGCTACCTCATTACAGTGGAGGACTGTCAACAGGAGGTGCGAGGCGTCCATACTGTGAACATAGTTCGGGGCGATACCATTCCTCTGTTTGATCTTGTCAATCTCACCTTCCTTAACTGGTACCCTAATCTGGAACTTCTTGGGCTCTCCCATTCCCTGCTTAATAAGTTCACCCTCACCGTCCATGTAGTCACCAGTGACAAAGGACTGAACATATGTACCGGCGCGGAAGACAGGGTGTACCTTCTTGAGCTCGGTCTTACGGTAGTTCTGCCACACAGGGAAGCCCACAGGGGTAACCCAAAAGACAGGCAGTGGTTCACCCTTAGCATCCGTCTGATTAGACAACAAGGATGCAGCTTTCTGTAACCACGACATAGCCTCTACCGACTTTACAACTACCTGAGACACAGCATCCCAAATCAAAGATGCCATATAACGGCTTGCCTGTGTCGGTGACATAAAACAGTTAGGGTCTTTAAGCTTCGCTGGTTGAACTGTATCATCAAGGATATGGTTAGCGAATCCATACTCACGGGAGCCATAGGGTAGTGTCATCACACAACGCTTAGTAACCTTTCTTGTGATACCGTAATCACTCCACTCCTTTGCAAGGAACTTAGTGCCCCTCTTGGTATAAGACATATCTTTACCAGTACCATCATCATGCTTAGTAACTACCTCATCATCTGTTCCATGTATCAGGTCATGGTCAACCATCTTCTGGACCACATCAGAGACACGCCTGTAAATATCCTCTACTTTATTACTAGGAACAAGATTCACAGCAGAGCCACCAATCTCATCTCTCAGCATCGCAGAGAAATGTTGGATACCAGAGCAGCTACCATCAAAAGCAATAGGGATATGACCAAGATACCCTTCACCTTCATCAAGGTACTTAACCCATTCGAGGCAAGCTGCAAGGAAACATACAGGGCTATCAACAGTGCCCCATTCATCAACAGTGTCGCAAGGGCTTGTAGCAATCCTGCGGAACAGTTCTTCATTGTCATTAACCCACTTAAGGCGTTCATTAAAGGTAATCTTGTCTTTACCATACGTATTAGCAAGGTGAATAGCCAACCACTTACCACCATCTTTCCCAATAGGCACACCATTTGCGAACTCAAGGAGTCCCTTCATAAGGTCATCACCTTGAGGCGACAAATGTGTCACAGGGTAAACCCTTCCACGAAAGTCAAGGTTATGGGGAAAGTAAATCTCAGGGTATTCAACAAACTTGGTAGCCTGAGCCATAGTCATCTCAATGCGGAGCCTCTTACCAATCCTTCGGTTGTTCTCTTGGTACCACCTGTGCATCTGTTTACGCCACTGCTTGTGCTTCTCAGGGTCTTCCTCAGGGGTACACGGCATGACAGGCTTAGGTGCCTCAAACTTAGAGGGTACATCCTCAATTTCAACATTGTTTCTATATAAGACATCCAGCAAGATATCCAGTACCTCTTTGTTGATCCTCCAAGGTGTCTCTTGAATCTTGTTAACAGCAGTCATGACATTCTCAAGGTCAATGTCAGAGTATGCTGCCAAGAGCTTCTTTGTGGGTATACGAATGAACTTCAAAGGTCTTTTGGCTTCCATATAGTACCCACCACTAATAACACTTTCCCATGGCTTAGGTGGAATAATTGTGGGCATACAGTATCTATCAAGTTCAGCAAGGAATTGATCGTTCTGGTCAATGTACTTCATGAGGTCAGGATCAATAGACACAACATAAAGTGTCTTTCTGTGTCCACATTTATCCTCATGGGATACGTTCTGCATCACTACACGTACCATACCCGTAGACTCAATCAACAGCTCAATCAGCTTAGAGCCCACCAAGGTAGCCTTCTCAGGTGTCCATGAGTCCTCAGCAAGTTCATCATAATGGAGGATGTTTTCATCTATCAATCTTCTCTCATTTGCCAGCATGTAAGCCCTCTTGTAAGAGTGACCGACACGCTTATCAACCTCCTCTCTCATCTTCTTAGCGGTCTTCTTATCAACAGCCTTGAACAACTTATTAAACCTAATTTCCTCTTCAAGAGCCCTACCAAGTTCCATAGACAACCTTGCAAAAGGGTACCCAGAGTACTTGACAATGGTCTTCTTTAAGACAGCATTAAGGACGGTGTGAATGGTTAAGTAAGTAACTGTTTCAATGTCCATCTCCTTGAGGTACTTACCAGCAGCATGTTTACGACCAATAGTTCCATCATAGACATCATCCAAGAACTTAGACACAGCAATAGACATCCTTGGCAGGGCTTCAGTGAGGACTGTCTTAGCAGTGCCCAAGAGTGCCCCTGTATTGTCATTACCTGTATGTCTCTCATTAATCCTCTTAAGGAACCTCTGTTTACCCATCTCTTGTCCTTCAATCTCAAGATCAACTTGTTTAGACACAAGCTCAATACCATACTTCTCAACAGCAAGCTTAAGGGCAGGATCAGCGGTCTTAGTGAGGTACTCTTTAGAATCCATGGAAGCAGCTCCTTTTATGTTTCTTGTGCCTTACGCCAGTAAGCTGGCAGCAAGCTGGCTATAAGGTTCACATTATGTACACCTTGGGTTCCCCCTATGGGATACTTTAGGTGTATATTATTAATATTATATTATATAAATATACTCTAAGTATACTCTAAGTACACCTATAGGTATACTCTAAGTATCCCCTATGTACTCACATTATGTTTCCCTCTTGTTTCCCCTATGGGATACTTTAAGGGTACCTTGGGCGTACCCTATGAGGGACACATTAAACCTAAACCACTATTTTGTCTATTAAATTATAAGCTCCTTTTCTTCACCATCAGCTACAGTTTTGTCATCACGAATTTCAACATAAGTGGGCTCTCTAAGGGCATCATAGGTAGGGTCCGCTTTATACTGAACTTTGATGATCTTGCCATGGATCAACTCAGGTGTCAACCAAAACAATCTTCGTTCTTTGTGAGTCATCGCACCGGGACCAACCTTTACCAAGGTACCATTAAAGTTTACCCATAAGGCACCAATGGCTCGTAACCCTTCGCCTTTCTCAAATGTGTCCCCTAGGAACTCCATGCGCTTGTTCGCCGTGGCCTCAGCAATGGCGCAAACGCGAAGGTCAAGAGTGGGCTTTACCACATACCTCTGGAAGCCCCAAGAACGGCCCCTGCGGTACACATCGTACAAATCCCGTATAATGACCCCCTCAGGTTCCCCGACCCGCGAGAGGGGCGTTTCCGGGGCAAATTCAAGAACCCGCTTCTTAAAGGGCTCTCTCAGAGTCTCATAGTAAGCTTTGATTTTGTACATGGCATCATCATAATCATCGAACCAAGCGTTCTGTACTGGTATATTGTCAATCTTTCCTAGACTAGCATCAAAGAGGTCATCAAGGATTGAATCAAGGTAATGCATACGTTCCCTATATAATGCATCAGGTTCATTCAAGAGGACAACATCCCATATTCCAAGGTGAATATCTGGGTTCTGTTCGTTCTTACGTACCTTACCAGAGGAGTACTTGAAGGGTGCTCCGGGTATGTGTAACTCACCTATGATCTGAATATCACGAGGAACTATCTTGTCAATGACGTGCTCAATGTGTCGCACTGAGGTGATAGGTTTCCCCTGCCTTGACATGGCAATCTTGTTTCTACCGAAGATACCCGGTACACCATCAATCTTTTCAGACATAGCAGCGTACTTCGGGAGCTTCTTAGCCTCAATGTTTTTAGCCAAAATCATGTGTTCACTAGTAGCCATAACGGTTCCCCTTTTCGCGTTTGTAAAAGTCATCCGCTTGTTTGTTGTCAGGTGACACTTTCAAATTCAGTATACGGGATACCCACGACAATGTGGTGTATCTGGTTACAGGTGAATCTTTAAGTATTTCATTCAGTATAACACTTTGGTATCTGCCATTCAAAACTTTTTCCTCAGGTACTTTGTATACCGATAAACACGGCTTTAATCTTGAACTAGGGAAAATATCGCCATGTACTCTTTTAGACATAATTCGGTATATTTCTACATCCCAAAACCACGACCTTAATGCGTCGATTGAGGTAAAACCGAAGTTGTACTTTGAAAGGCTCTTACCTGATTTCTGAATATTATTCCTTAAACGATAATCTTCATTGGGACCGGGACATCCATAATCAATAGTGTGGTCTTTACATCTCCATCTATCGGTTGACCCGTAAATACCCTCATATGTCATGAACACAGTATGGTAATATTCAAAGCGGTAAAAGTTAATCATGGCAGAACCTCAAGTGTTACTTTAAAGTTATTGTGAGCTCGTTTTGTTCGTACTAGGACAGCCTGTTTGCATTGATACACGAACAGAGCCCATTATGCTTCAATCCAATGATCTTGTCAACAGGAATCTTATGAATCATCTGGCTTCTGGTATCTCTAATGAACAAATATTCATCCATTAGGTTAAATTTTGATTGTACCAAACCAAGCGCCTTTACCCCAAGCCTGCCGTTAACTTCCACGGTTGACATGTTAACTCCGTCAGGTTCGTAAAGGACCGTAAAGAACGTACCC